CCCCCAAGATGAGTGAGAAGTACGTTCACATCAAGACCGCTGACGTACTCTCCCGCTTCCAGGACATGGGCTGGCAGGTGGCTTCATTCAACGCTGCCAAACACTCCAAGACCCCGCAGTTCGCACGCCATGCTCTTCGCCTGCGTCACAAAGACTTTCTGGACATCAACGTGGAGGGTGTCACTCCCGAGATCATTGTGCTGAACTCACACAATGGCTCCTGGGCGCTGCGTATGGCTCTGGGTATGTTCCGAATGGTCTGCTCCAATGGTATGGTCGCCGGTTCCCTCTGGGAGGGCGTCTCGCTGAAGCACTACAACATCAAGAACCTGGAAGAACAGATCACCGCGGTTACGGGCCGAATGGATGAACTTACCCACAAGCTCTCGGGTACGGTCAAGGACTGGATGGAAGTTGAGGTTCCATTCAAAGAGCAAGTGGACTTCGCTAACAAAGCCATGGCCATCCGCTGGGGTGATAAGACCCCGGTAACGGCTGAGCAGCTGCTGCTGACTCGTCGGGACGCTGACAAGGGATCTGACCTCTGGCGGGTTTTCAACCGTGTCCAAGAGAACTTGACTCAAGGAGGTTTCTCGGGGGTCACTTCCAACAATCGTACTCTTAACATCAAGCCAGTGAAGAACGTCAAGCGGGATTTTAAGTTCAACTCTGAGCTGTTCGACCTGGCCTCCACTTACGCTACTCAGGAGCACTAATATGAGCCAACTGGTCTATCGAGGGTCCGTTACTGGTCTCTCGTTCCATAAATATGGACAGCATGTCAACCGTATCATAGTCGGAACAACTCTTCAGCTTCTGAAGATTAAAAATGAACATGATGATTATGCCGTCGGGGTCTTTCTCCTCAATCCCGGGGATACCCAAATAGGTTGGATACCCAAGGGACTGAATCAGGGGATTCATAGCTTACTCAGCCAGGGGGAAACACTGAACTGTACGGTGACGAAACATAATGTCACTGGGGATTTCTCCACTCGTCTTTATGTCAATGTCTATCAGGATGAAGAAGATGAAGTCGAAGAATGGATTCAGCCTTATAATGTCAAAACCAACACTGCCGCACCTGTTATCGCTACCAAAAAGGAAATCATCATGTCATCCAAGTTGAACACCGTTATCGACTCCAACAAATCCGCCGCCACTGTCGCCGCTTATCAAGAAGCCGGTCGTCTGGCTAACAAGAAGGCCAAGGAAGTACTGGCTAAGAAAGCCCCGTTGATGGTCCGCGGTTACGTGGACACCACGATCGGTGGCCTGGTGATCGCTAACCTGGCTATGCTGGCCCAGCAACAGTTCCGTCCGGATGATGCCCGTCTGGTGAAGCTGACCCGGGCCATGCAGGTTCAGGCCTATCAGGAGCTGATCCAGTCCTTCGACATCGAAAGCTTCATCGACGAGCTGATGGAAAACAACACGGTTAAGCGTGCTCTGGCCAAGCTGGACGCTGAGGAGTAATATCATGGAAGTAGATTACTTCAGCCAGTCTAAGGTGAAAACCTGGAGACGCTGCCAAAAGTCTTATGACTACAAATATGAGCAGGGTCTTCAGCGTAAGACCTCCCCTGTCGCTCTGCTTCGTGGAACCACTCTGCATGCTATGCTGGAAGCCCAGATCAAGGGGACTGACTGGCGTGAGCCCCTGGCTACCTACAAAGAGGTGTATGACACCCTTTGGGGCGAGGAAGCCGAAGACTATCCCCGCCCTGAAGAGCTGGAATCCACCATCATTCGTTACAACAAGCATTGGGCCAAGGATGGGCTGGATTATGGTGGCCGAGCAGAAATCGAGCTGCTGGCTGAGTACAAGGGCATGAAGTTCAAAGGTATCATCGACGCCCTGCCTGATGATCAGCACGGCCGACGCTGGCTGGATGACCATAAGACCCATAAGATCCTGCCAGACGAGCACACACGCTTCTCTGACATCCAGACGGTCCTGTACTACTGGGGTATGCGGGAAAACGGGGAGCACGTGGATGGCATCCTATGGGATTACCTACGGACTAAGCCGCCCACAGCTCCTGAACTCCTGAAGAATGGTCAGCTAAGTAAGCGGAAGAACATTGACTGCGATGCCGATACCTACATGGCCTCCATCGTGGCCCATGGGCTCAACCCCGCTAACTACGCTGACATGCTAGCTCTGACCGCTAAGAATACCTTCTTCAAGCGTGTCTATCTTCCAAAGCCCTCAGAGACGCTGATCACCGAGGTAGTGGAGGACTTCTTCGGCACCGCTCGGGAAATGCTCAATCATGATGGTAAGCGCTTCTGCAGGAACATGACCAGAGACTGCAAATCCTGCAGTTACTACCAGCTCTGCTCGGCTGAGGTTCGTGGATTGGACGGATCTTTCATCAAGAAGCAGTTATTTACCATCCGGCCTGCTTAGGGTATAATTGCTGTTCGGACGACCCGACCGAATCTTCGGGTCATTCACTCACTAAGTGAGAGGAGAAGTAAATGTCTGTTTTGGATCGTATTACCTCGGTGAAAGCCCTGCCGAAGGTCCTGTCCATGCTGGTATATGGACGCTCTGGAACTGGTAAGACCACCTTCGGTGCGTCATTCCCCACCCCGGCACTCCTGATTGACATCCGGGAGAAAGGTACTGATAGCATTGCTGACCGTGATGGGGTTGATGTAGTATCGGTCAACACCTGGTCAGAAGTGGAGGAAGTCTTCTGGTATCTCAAAAAGGAGAAGAAGTACAAATCGGTGATCTTGGATCAAATTTCCTCCCTCCAGGATTTGTGTATGGAGCACGCCATGGTGGAAGAGGGAAAAGAGATTATGTCCCAGCGTCTTTGGGGTGTGGTTTCCGGTATGATGAAAACCTGGCTGCTGAACTACCGTGACCTAGTTGAGGATGATATTAACGTCTTGTTCATCGCTCATGACCGTGCCAGTAAAGGTGAGTCAGGTGAGGATGACGATACCATCGACCCCCAGATTGGTGCTCGCCTGATGCCATCAGTGGCCGGAACCTTGAATGGTGCTGTCAAGGCCATCGGCAACACGTACGTTCGCGAGGTGTTCCTGGAAGACAAGTCCCGTAAGGTGGAATACTGTATGCGTATCGGTCCACATGCATATTACACTACCAAGATGAGGAACCCCTTGGGAACCACCATCCCAGACCATCTGGTTGATCCTCAGTTCTCCCAGCTAATGATGCTCATGTCAGAGGGTGAAAAGAAGCCCATTCGTAAGTCCCTGACTAAGTAGATGACATGAATCAACTTGAAAGGTTCTGGAGTAAAGTTTCAAAGGGCCCTCAATGTTGGGAGTGGATCGGTACGCTTAAACCCGAGGGTTATGGGTCTTTTAGGCTGGGGGCTTATTCTCTGGGTCTCTCCTTAGCTCATAGATTCTCTTATGAGCTACATTTTGGACCTATACCCCAGGGGATGAAAGTGCTTCATAGTTGTGACAATCGAGCTTGTGTAAATCCTTACCATCTTTTCTTGGGTACTGACTTAGATAACTCTAATGACAAAGTAAGCAAGGGGAGACAAGCTCGTGGTAGTTCAGTAAGTGGCAATAACCTCAGTGAGTCTCAGGTTCTATCAATTAGAGAAGAGACTGGAACACTTCGATCAATAGCAGCAAAATACAGTATATCCATTGGCCTGGTGAGTCTTATTAAGAGTCATAAGCGTTGGACATACTTAACCAAGGAGTAAGCAATCATGGCTGGACCGAAAAAACGTAGTGATGTAACCGTTGATTTTACGGATGTTGAGTCCGGGGGTCGTTCCGTTCCCGATGACAACTATCTGCTGGAGGTTGTCTCGGTTGAGGAGAAGGAAAGCCAGGAGGGTAATCAATACCTGGCCTGGAAGTGGAAGGTCGCTGAGGGTACCTATAAGGGCGTCACGGTGTATGACAACACCTCTCTGAAGCCCACGGCCCTCTGGCGCCTGAAGGGTCTTCTGGAGGCTATGGGTGAGGAAGTCAATGGCAAGTTCGGCCTGAACCTGGGTTCCTACAAGGGTAACAAGGTCATGTGCGTTGTGGCCAATGAAACCTACCAGGGTAAGCAGAAGCCCCGTATTACTGACTTCCTGCGTGAAGCTGCTCCTTCAGCACCCGCGGCCAGCAGTAAGGGTCCGAAGAAGGGAGCTAAGGTAACCTTCGAATACGAGGGTGAGGAAATGAGCGGTATCGTGGCCTCAGCCTCGGGGGATGTAGTGGTGGTGGAAGTTGAAGTGAACGGCTCCAAGGAAGAATGGGAACTGGCCGCTTCGGACATCACTCTGGCGTAACTCATAA